TATATAATTGTTCACATTGGATACACTAGTATATGGATACAGTCCCTGTCGAATAAAACAAGCCTTTTTAGTGTGCACGGTTAGTGTGCTCGGAAAAAAACCGTTCACACTAAAACCGCCTAATCTGCCTATTTTCTCTATTCTCAATTAGAACCGTTCACACTGTACACTTTGTAAAAAACCGTTCACGTTTTACTGTTTTCGTTCACACCTATTTTCTAATTTCGAGGTTGTACGAATGTAGGCTCTTTGAGTTCCGTAAAACTTTCCAAATCTTAATCTACTGCCATTCTTGTATGGCTCCCAACCATCCATATTTTGCATAATGGCGTTTATTTCTCGCGAATTTGCGTTCGTTAAATTGTTCTTATTACCGCCAAAGGCTTCGCACCAGATCTCTAATATACAAACGCGGTCACGTACCATACAGCCCCCCGCCCCGGCCTCATCGCTTCCATAACTTTGTAAGTATGATTGCCTCGCCCAGATGTCAAGGTCGTTCCAATCTTCAGGTAGCGGTGTATCTAAATATTCAGCGACTATCCCCGCTTTTTCGCTGCCTTCTGTGTGCGACTCTTGTAGCCTCTTAGCTACTTCTGTGCTATCTTTTGGTAGTAGCAAACTACCGTTCTTTTTCCACACCTCATAAACTTCAGCCCAAATCTGGCCTACATACTCTTCTGTAAGCTCGTCAAGGTCTCTACCTCCGCCTTTACAAAACATTGGCCAAAAACGGCGGCCTCCTGTTCTGTCTTTTAAAAACACATAGTCGTTAGTCGTTGCAGTAAATACGCACTGCCGTGGAAACTCCGCTGTACGCCTTCCGTAGGGGGCTCTGAACCTATCCACTTGACGGCTGATGTAGGCTTTTATCAAATCGTTCTCACTTTTATTCGTGGCTTGCATTTCAGACAGTTCTATAATCCACGACCCCTGAAGTTGCTCCATTGCATCCTTGCCTTGAAACGAACAAATTGAGTCGTTAAACCACTCAACGCCTAGCTTTCTTAGCACAGTACTTTTACCAATTCCTTGCGGTCCGGATAATACCAAACACGGATCAAACTTAACACCGGGAATCATAACTCTTGCCACTGCAGCCTTTAAAAGGGTCATAGTAGCGTCTCTAGTGTATTTACACTCTTCAGCGCCTAACCAGTCTATAAGTACCGATTCTGCTCTTTTTTGACCGTCCCACGTAAGAACATCAAGGTACTCTCTCACCGGGTGGAAACGATTAGCTATCATAACCTCTGATAAAGCATCATCAATAACCTGTCTGGAGGTTAGTCCGTAATTAACCGATAGATAATTGCGAAGACTAGCGTCGTCCGTATCATTCCAAATAATCTCTCTGCCGCGCTTGCGCCAAGGTAAATCCTTGCGAACCATAAGTCTATGCGCGAACTCGTCTAAACCAAACGCCCCCTTTAAAAGTGCGTCATTTTTTAAAATCAGAATAAAGTTAGCTGCCGATGCTAAAATCTCACCGCTTTTTCCTGATGAGCGCTCCAACTTGTTCATCCAGTCGAAGTCGATATCTTCTGAATCAACACCGTCTGCAATAAACAGCTCTTTGAGTTCTTCGGCTTTTTCGCGGTTTACCTCCTTGAGTGTTAGCTCGTCTTGACCTATATGTTTACACATGGCGCTAAAAGATGGCATTCGGTTCGGCGGTGTGTTCGGTTTGACTTCTTCGTCTAACTCTCCAAACAGGTGAGTCCGGACAAGGTCAAATGCGTTACAAAGTTTACCGCTTATAGGGTCTGTGGAGTGATGAGAGTATGCAAACTTATCGTCATAAATTACAAGCCCTCCGGTCGTCGATCCGTTTACGTAGGTATAACGATCATCATGCACCGTCGGCTCGTAAACCCCGTGTAAAAAAGTCTGCATCGCCTCGGTAATTGTATAAGCTCTACAAAAAGCACCGATAAGCCCTTTCTTTTTATAGGGGTCTTCCTGCCTTTTAGCACTGCGGAGTACAACCGCCGTCTCCTTTTTACTATTTGGCCAGGTCGACGTGTCTCGCCAATTATCGTACGTATCTAACACATTATCAGCCGATATAAAATCCCCTTGGCCGTGGTAGAAGTAGTACTCTCCGTCTTGAGGTGTTGATGGCCAATACATAAGTCTTGTAGGCTCATACGTTGTAGTATCCATCATCTCAATGCCGATATCGGCAGCAAGCCTGCGCCCGATGGCGATATACTCATCTGCCTCTACTCGGCGGTCTATTGGTATAAGGATTCTGACTCGAGGTCTATCAGGCGTGTGACTATGAGTTGAGTAAATCACATACTCATGCCCCATAAGAGCTAAGTCGACACTTGCCGCAAAGTCTTTAGTTGCTGAGTCCGCGTCCAGTGTAATAAGTTGCCGATATACGATATTGCCGTTAACTCGTTTGCCGTCTTTAACGTATCCGCCAACAAACCCACCTATGTCCTTTCTGTCGGACTTTTGCGATTTAGTCATTGCTTTATACTCGGCCACAGTCTCACCGGTTCGAGTAGTTGCACTAAGGCGTTCAACGAGATCTAACCATTCTATCTCGGTATTCTGCCACGTCCCACTAAACCTATGCGGTGCAGTTGCTATAGTTAGTAGCACGGTTTACTCACCTCCTTACATCACTAGTATTAATAGTTAAATTCTTTTTAGCGGCATAATCGATTATTAATTGGTTAAGTTCCGCCTTTTTTTTCACGCTTTTGTTACAAGCCAGTTTCGCCTGCACGATTTCGCCGTTATCTACCTCAATACATATAAGTGGCCTCATATCACGGTTAAAAGCTGCCACGATATCTACTTCTCCGGTGGCGATTATCTCTTTGTAGGATCCGACACAGTTCTTCATCCGCTTCCCGAGCTCCAGCAAATTGTCGGAGTCCGGAGGGAGCAAAAACTGCAGCCCTCCAAGACGTCCGCAAAGATTAAGCGACTTGTCTTTATAATCAAAAACGATGTTCTCGTGTTTCTGCTTGTTATAAATAACCATAACCATATCGTGTAAGTCACGACGGCGTAGCTTTTTACTCCATAACGCCTTTTTATTACGTTCGGTAAGGTATCCGTACATCCATACCATGTCATTGACGTATCCGTCACCATCGCACCAATCTTTTATCGTCTCGTGCATCCACTTCTCACCTTTAGCGTCCTTTAAATCGTTAAGAAACGAAGTAAAGCAGGGGCCTGCAATCATTTGGAACCTCTTCCCATCAAAGTTTAACTCTGCTATTTCTTTGCCGTATTCAGGGATGTCATAAAAGCTGAGTATATGACACAGGTCAAACAGTTGTGTCACATTGTAGCGCATAAGCACGCTGTTTAAACTCGGCCAATGCGGAAGATTAAACACCTCTCGTATAGCGTTGATGTAACTCGCCCCTTTGCTACAGAGGTGCATAACACGCTTAATAGCGTTCACCCTGACAGGACTTAATGCTGCTTTAAAGTTTTTAATATTCGGAGCATCCGGACAACCTAATCGCCAAATAAGATTGCTGAGCGGGTTAGTTACTGCCCCGAGATTGTATAATGCCTGAGTCGGTATGTAAGTCGAATGATGCTTATACTTAAAACTCGCCTCAAGCTCTTTGCGAAAGCCTTTTATATACTTATCCAGCTCTCGCCGTAAGCTCCCGTGTATACAAGAGTCGTCGTTTAAGTAATTAAGTGCCGTGTCTTTAATCGTTTCTATTGATTCTTTTCCTACACTCTTAAATGGCGAGAGTTCGGTTATCCTAAATATTTTTTGGCCACAAAATAAGATGTAAAATGCCTTATGAGACTTTAAATTAAATCTAACAATCTCTTTTTTATTAACGATATAGCTGTCTGCCGGATTTTTCTGTATAACTACGCACTTAGCACGCACTTCGAGATCCAGTTTATCCTTACGCTTGACCGTCTTTAGCTTTATGTCGTAAGGTATAGGGCTTGATTGCTCGTGACTGTCAAGTATCGTGTATACGTGTTGATGGCGTTTGCTATGTCTATATCCGCAGTAGGGACAGGCGAACTCGTCGCCTTGAAACACCCCAAATCCACAGTTGTTTTTAACGCCCCAAACACCACTAAACGCTCTCTCGCAATTCACACAGAACTGCATACAAGGCTGCATGTGACTCCAATACTGCGTATACTCTCCGGTTGCTGTGGTAAAACACCTTATGCAGTCAAAGAGCTTATTAACTCTAAATTCATCCATAACGCCCTCTTAAAATATGTCATCAAGAAAATCATCAACAGATTGTTCCGGCTCTTCTGCTTTCTTAACAGGCTTTTTCTTCTTCTCTGCAACAGGCTTCTTTGGTTCCGCAACTGGCTTCTTCTTGTTTTGTTCCTCTTCCCACTTGACCGCTTTTAAGCCGATAATGCAAGTCTTTTTTAAGCGGTTTAAGTCCTCAATTGCCTCTTGCACTTCCTGCTCTTCTTCCGGATGTGCTAATCCGTACTTTTTTAATAAAACAACAGATTCTTCCACTGTCTCAATTTGATTATTGTAAAAATTAATGCTTGGCATAGTTTATTCTCCTTCTTTAAATTCTTTCCAATAACACGCATAATAATATACATAGAGTTTATCTATTTGATGTTGCAAATCCTGTAAGCATTCTTCTATAAGATCAGCATCACTGTTGATTTTCATATTTTGAAAAATTTCTTCGTTTAACACTTGCTCTTTCTGATAAGTCTTTAACAAACGTACGCGTTCGTATAATGTATCAATTTGGTTTTCAAAAAATTCTAAAGAGTTCATATATTTTAATCCTTCATATAATAATTACTTTCGAACCCATCTGCATTTTTAATAAGCCCCCGTTCCCAAGGCTCGTTCATCGACATAATTCGCGTTACTTCGTCTAAACTGCCTTTACCTTCTGGCATTTCCATGACTACTTCGTCATGCACGTGCATAATGATTTTATAGCCTGCTTTTGCAAGCCTCATCATGGCAGCAGCTAGACAATCGCGCGCGGTTGCTTGTACGATATTTTCGGCAAGTTTACCGCCGTAAGTCTCGAGATCCTCCCACTTGTTATTAATCCCTACGCCCTTGTGTACGATTGTCTCGCTGCCGAATCGGTTAAGTCCTAATTTAGGGTTTATGTAGGACAGCCTTCTACCGGATGGAAGCTCGATAAACAAAGCGCCATACCGGTTATAAAATTTTAGATTTCGTAGGATCACCGTTTTACCGGGTTCTTTTATCGCCCTTTTGGCAGCAGCGTCCACGTCATACCAAAATCTCACGATATGCGGCGACGCATTGCGCCACTTAGTAACAATGTCTTGTAACTCGTCGTCTGTAAGACCCATCTTGTCAGCGCCCATTGCTTTAAGAGCTCCGGTACCGCCTTGGTACCCGAGGGCAAGTTCGGCTATCTTACCTTTTTGTCTTAAATGGCCATTGATTCCGTGTTTTTCCACCGGCACGTGAAACATGGCGGAAGCGGATGCGCAATAAATGTCGCCGCCTTTTGCAAAGACCTCCTGTCTCCACTTTTCGCCCGCAAGCCATGCAATGACACGTGCCTCTATTGCTGAAAAGTCATCAACGATAAACCGATGGCCAGGGCTTGCCTCAATGGCGGTACGAATAAGCTGTGAGAGCGTATCGGGAACATTACCAAACAGCATGTGTAGTAATTCAGCGTCATCTGCTAAGACGGTTTGTCTCGCCGTATCCAGGTCTTTAGCGCCCATACTATTACGAGGTAGGTTATGGAGTTGTACTATTCTCCCCGCCCATCTCCCGGTGCGCATAGCCCCATAAAACTGGAACATGCCGTGTATGCGCCCTTTAGACGTTACTGCCTTTTGCATTGCTTCGTATTTCTTAACGGACGTCTTACCCATCCGCTGTCTGATACGTAGTACAGTCTTTACATCATCAGGTAAATCCTTGGTTAAAGCTTCCACTATCGCCTTTTTGTCTAATGAGTCAAACTCGATGCCTGTGCGCCAGTAAAGCCAACCTTTAAGCTGCGTTACGCTGTTAGGGTTATCAAGCCCTGTAAGCTCTTGTGCTTTTTTAAAAAGTACTGCGGTATAATCCTCACTCATCTTAATAGCGTTATTAACAAGTGTTTGATTTATGCATGCGCCGTTAGAGTTTATCCGATGGTCAAGTAACCATAACTCGTGTTCGGTTTTCGGTGGTTTTAACCTTATTAATTTTTTACGTATCGCTTTTTCGACCACCACGTCTTGTCGGTTATACTCGATGTACTCCGCCCATTTGTCCGGATTATGGATGGGAAGATTACGCGTACGCCCCCCGTTTGCCTTAGTGGGCTTGCAAGGACAAGAGAAGTAGCGGATTAGCGCCGTCCCCCTCGTGTCTTTTTTAGTGTCAAGCTTAAGCGCCTCTGCCACCTTTGCAAGGGATGTCGGCAAAGAGTTGTATAGCGCAAGCACTGAGGTGCATTCCCACTGTTCTGCTGGTAAATCGGGGTAATATTTTTTAAGACAAACAATTTCAAAATTTGCATTAAACGCGGTCTTTACGACAGTAGGGTCAAAAAGAGCCTGCACAATCGTGGCAGGCATCTTTTCACGGGTAAGGTCAACCACCTGCACGGGCTCGTCATCAAGACTGTAAGCAAATAGTAAAATCTCAAAGTTGGGGTTATCTACATATCTGTAGACTCCATATTTAATATCTATATCGCTAAAAGTCTCGATATCTATCGCCAGTGTTGGCATTTTACTTACCTCCTAATTAAAATATAAGGTCTAAATCGTCGTCAGTAGCATCTTCGACATCGTCCGGCAGCCCGGAGGTATCGAAAGAATCGGCAGTAATACGACCGCCACCGGTAAGTGGCTCTCCGTCTTTGATAAACATAAGCCCTTGTAATCCTGCGCCGATTCCACGATTCCCGGCTTGGTTGTAAGGGTAAAGCGACACTACTGCTAAACAGTAGCAACCACTATACACTTTGGTTTTTTCGTAAATCGGATCCCCTTTACGGTCAACAATGGTTGGCGGATGACCCTCGTTTGCATTCGCGTTGACAAAGTAGTTACCTTCGTAGTTGGCGTCGCCTTCCCGGTCGTTACCGTTTCTTACCGGTAAGCGTATGTTTTTGGTCTTTCCGCCAAGTACCTTAAGTACTTCCGGATCTGCTAACATCTCTTTAATCGTGTTGTTAAACTTAGCAAGCGTGGACTTATCCTCTCCGTCGATAATGAGAGATGCAGAATACTTAAGTCTCCCGGACATATCCTGCTTAGCTTCCCAGATGTTGGCGTAACTTAATCTAATTAATCCTGTTTTAACGACATAACTTTTCATAATTCTTCCTCCAATGTATCTGTATCTGTATCAAAATCTAATTTTTTAACGTATTCCGGACGTTTATCGTCTTCGGAAACAAGCGTCGGCTTGCCCTGCGGCTTAACAATGTTACCGCTTAATAGTGTTGCGAGCTCTTTTTTACCACAAAGTTTCTCAAGTTTTGTAAAACCTTTAAGCTTTGATTCATACAGGTCTTCTGATTGATAACCTGCCTCTAACAAAGCCGTTACAGCGACTTGTTCATCACGAATCTTACGATTACTTCGCCCCTCTACAAGTTTCAGCCAAGGCCATTTAGTGCCGTTGAGCGCTTCCTGTAGCGCCCACTCCTCTAAATCCGTAAGCCAGTTCTTAATTTTTTTAGCATTTAGAAGAATTTCTGATACTTCAAACGGCTCAATCTCGTTGCCTTCCTTAAATTTATTACGTATAAGGTTTTGCATATACTCGGTGCGGGTTCGACAGGTTCGACGTGCTTTGCAAAATTTACAATGGTCGCCCGCCTTTAACTCGCCCTCACCTTTCCAAGCAATTTTAGCTACTTGCTTGACCTTATCCCCCCACAAGATAAGCTCTTTAGGGGATATCTCATCCGTGGATATATTGTTAATGCGAGGTTGTACAATAGTCATCCGGATGGTGTCCGCGCCGTACATCCAACCATAAGAGTTATAAAGCCCTAAGGCGTATAGTCTCATTTGTGGATTATTGACGGCGGAAACCTCAACCCCTTTACCATACTTAAGGTCAACAACTTCAAGGTAGGAGTCCGAAATCATAACAAGGTCGCCTGTACCAAAGCCCTTAGGCACAATGTGCGAAAAGTCAAGACGTGCCTCTACAAATACCTTTGCGTCAATACTTGCTCTTCTAGCTTCGTTGATTTTCTCGATGCATATATCCACATAACTGGCTACAGCTTCGCGCATTTCTTCATCTTCACAATTTATTCGGAGTTCTCCGGTTGTGAGGTAGTGGTTTAAGGCCTCTTCTGCTACCGCATGGGCTTTTGTACCTTCCTCTGCGTATATACTTATTTCGTCTTTAAACTTTTGTTCGATGCGGGCGGATGGGGTACAATTTAACCATCTGTGGGCGCCTGACGCTGATAGAATAGCGTGTGCCATTACTCACCAACCATGGCGTTAAACTTAGGTAAATCCGACGGCTTAATGTGGGTTAACTGCTCTACGCCTACCTCCTTCATAAACTCTTTTATTTTAACCTTGTTAGCTGCGTTTTTTTGACAAAAAGCAACTGTTTTATTTCTAAGTTCGACTTTCTGTTCATCAGTAAGCTCAGTAGGTTCTTCCGCTTTAACTGGCTCTGCTACTTTTGCCGGCTCTTCTACTTTCTTTGCTGTTTTCTTCTTTGTGGTCTTTTTGACAATTTGTTCAGGTTCTGCTTTTTCAATAACAACCTCAACTGCATTTTTTTGTCCTACAAATGCTTTAATATCGTTTAATACTTCTTCACTTGTTCCGTTAAATGTTAATGTAATCATTGGTTTTCTCCTTTGTGTTATAATGTAATTGGTTTGGGGGCCGTTCTAGTTTTTTGCTAGGCGGCTTTTTTAATGTCTGGATCTGAGCGGAGCTATAACTGCTTCCACAATCCCATCATCTCTAATCGACTTGACGAATTTATCATCTAAATATAGTGATAACTGTTGTTCGTCAGATAAAAACTTAAGATAGTTGTTATCAATGTAAATTTCTCTGCCATCTTTTGTTCGTAAGGTTCTCGCGTCGTGGCATCCGTCAACAGTAAGCTCTCCCGTGAGTAACAGCTTTACTGCATCGGCGCCCTTATTAAACATTCTATCTACACCGTCCGGCGCCGCATCAAAAGCTTTTCCCGGTATAAACGGGTTATCCGTTGCCTCTATTCGGACTGCACAAGCCATATCAGGCATGATGTAGTGTATATCTTTATCAACTTTTATACAGCTTTTGTTCTTAGGATTGGTGAGCCCTTTGAAAATATGTCTTAATAGTTTTTGGTTCATCACTTTGCCCTTTCTAAGTAGATGTAAATCCTGTCACCGACTTTGATTTCTTGCGCGTTTTTTATGTTGTTGTCGGTCATGATTTTTTGTATGATCTCTCTAACATCCTCATGCGATGTAGCTACATTGCTTGCCACTTCCCACAGGGTATCTCCGGCTTTAATGTCATACGTGTAAGTTACATTTGACGATACAGCATATGACTTTTTAAACTGACCTTTAACTGCGCAAAAGACGACTATAGCTATACAGCACACCAACAATAGTGCTTCATAGACCCTCCACCACTTAACCCTTGTCCGCCGCACCACTTCTCACCTCCTCCCCAGTCTCTTCAAACCACCACCGCAAGGTGGGTAAATAACGCTTAACTGGTTTAATTTTCCCCTCTTTCACTCGCCGCCTTAACGTGCGACTCGATATGCGAGAGAGTTCGCAATACTCTTTTGTTGTGCAAAGTTTCATACCACTCCCTCCTTTTCTAGTTAGAAAAATAATTCATCAATAGTAAATTCTCGGTTAAGCTTCTTAGATAATATAGTTTTAATTTTTCGTTTTTCATCATCAGAAAAAGCCCTATATCCTTTTTCTTTAGCTAAGTATGTTGCTGTTCTTATGTTTAAGAGTTTAGCCATATCATTTTGAGTTAACATAGCCATTACCCTATAACCTTTTAATTTGTTCATACTACTCACGCCTTTTCTATGGTCACTACTGGCTCATTGGATAAATCAGGGCAATGTACACAGGTTATAGTTCCTAATGCCGCCAATAAGAGCAGTAATAATACGATGATTTGTATACGTCTGCTCCGTTGCTTTCTCGGCGGACTCTCTGCAAAGTATTTATCATTCATATTCATCAGATTTGTCTCCTTTCTTTGTTTACTACCCCTGCTATACTGTTAATAGGTTGTTTATATAGAGAGGGGGTGATTTTTATGACTAAGATTTATGCGAATCTAATTGGGAGTTGGGTGTGTCTTAACGATGACCCCGAATGTGTTATCAACCATCAATCACCAGTGCAATGGTGGAAAGAGGGCGGTTCGATTTGGAACAGAAAAACATTTAACGAAGACACAATGTATCAAACCCCGTACGTTAACATTTTGTTTAAAGGTAAAAATTATCGTATTAACCCAACTGTACACATTCAAATCGTTACTGAATCATAATCGTCAACTTCGTTTTGTATTGATTTAAGTATTTTTTGAACGTCAGAGCTGTCGAGCCTAAGCTTGGCAGCTTTTGTGCTTAATTGACATCTAATATGGTGGTCAATTCTATCCCACTCCCATATAGGCATATCTTCGATTACACCTAGAATGATTTTTAATCGTTCTTGTTTCTCCATTCTTCCTCACCTCCTTAAGGTCGTAACTTACGGCAAAGTATCTAATTAAGATACTTTCGGACTAAAAAAAATAAGCTCAATATCATTCGCCGATAAACTCCACCGTTCTTTTAGGATTTGTATTTCTCGCGAATCAAAATCCAATTTACCTTTAATTTTTAAATAAACAGTGTTTCTAGAACGGCTAAGCGCAGCTGCGACTGTGCTGACCGAGTCACCATTCAAAACCATAGTCGCTCTAAATCGTCGTGCATCCATAGAGTCACCTCCTTTCAGGTATCTAATTAAGATACTTAGAGTATACAACGTCTCAAAACTCTTGTCAAGACACTTTTATATATTTTTTTATAAAAGTGTCTTCTTTTTAGGACACTTTTATGCTATAATACGAATATACAAAGTGAGGTGGGGCTGATGACTTTTAAAGATAGGCTCAAAAATTTAAGAATTCAAAAAGGATTGACCCAGGAAGAACTAGGTCAAAAAGTGGGGCTTCAAAAAGCTGCCATATATAAGTATGAAAAAGGGCTAGTGGTGAATCTAAAAAGATCTACCATAGAAAAACTAGCAAATGCTTTAGGTGTGCCGGCCACATATCTCATGTGCATGACAGACGATGTAGCGGTCATTCGCCCTAAGGGCGTAAAAATCCCTGTGCTAGGCAGTGTTGCAGCCGGAGTACCGATATCTGCTATATCAAATATAGAGGATTACGAGGAGATAACGCCTGAGATGGCAAAGTCCGGAGAACACTTCGCGCTAAGAGTTAAAGGCGACTCCATGTCGCCTAGAATCGATAACAACGATATCGTAATCGTAAGACAGCAAGCTCTTGTAAATAATGGCGATGTCGCTGTTGTGCTAGTAAATGGTGATGAGGCGACCGTTAAGGAGATTAAAAAGCTACCGGACGGACTCATGCTAATCGGATGGAACACTTCTGTGTATCCGCCTAAAGTATATTCAAAAGAAGATGTCGAGAAATTGCCTGTAAGTATTATAGGTAAAGTAGTTGAATTACGGAGAAAGTTTTAAAAAGGGGATTTATTATGAAAAAAGTAATTGCTTTATTGTTTGCTTTATTCTTTTGTGCTACCTCTACCGTATATGCAAAAGTCGCTCCGGTTTTTATGTGCCCGCCTGCAAGAGTCGGCTATATATTTATCAACACTACCGGGGCTATTGATAATTCGGAAGAAGCAGTAAAAGCTAGGCAAGATGCAATAACAGAAATGTTATATTCCAAAAATGTGGAGATTATTCCGAGTGCTGAATCAAGGCTTGCAGCAATTAATTATTTTGAAGATACCTATGTTAACCATTTAACCGCCAATAGATCTGATTGGCAAGCTATTGGTAAAAAAGTAAACGCAGATTACTTTATCGTAGTTAAATCCGGGCTAGCAGATATACACGCTAGTGGTGGGTTCTTTGATACATCAATAAAAATGACAATTAGCACTAATGTATCCATAGTCGACGTGTATACTGGTGAATACGTATTAAATGAAGCTTTAACTAGTAAAGGTAAAAGCTCTTCTGTATTAGGCTTGGGAATACCATCTATTGAACACTCTTCTAATAAGGCGTTTCTTAAATCACTAAAGGATATCACAGCAAAAGTAAAATCCGTTGATTTTAAACCACATACAGAAAAATTTTAATAAAAAAAAGACCCGCTGCCATACCGCAAATATGACAACGGGAGAATCTAAACCCCACCCACGAGGCTTGATTGACTATATTATATCACATCGAGCCTCTTTTAAGGAGGCTTTTATAATGCAATATAATTTTACAGTAAGAAACCGTGGCACTCGAGCTAAACCTGCGTGGCAACTCATTTTAACCTACAAGACTGATGAGGGCAAGTGGAAGCAGAAGAGTAAAGGTGGATATCCGTCAAGAGCGGATGCATTGCAAATAGAAGAGCAGAACAAGTTGTTAAGGTCTGCTAATCTAACCAGTGACAAGGCTCTTAAATCAATGAACTTATATGAGCTTTTACCACTATATGCGAGAGACAAACACATCATATACTCGACGGTGCGAAACTATCAATGTGCTTTAAAAAGAGTGCATCCTATATCTCAAAAACCGATAAAAGAGATAACGGCACAATTTATACGAGATGAGCTAGTCGATACCGAATCGTCAAGCGTTAACACTTATAACGCCAATGTAAAATGCTTAAAAACGCTTTTTACTGCTGCCGTTAAAATGTATAAAATTATACCACAAAGCCCAATGGATACAGTCGAACTTAAACGTAATGCAGGCAAAGACAGTCTGAGAGTGCTTACCGATGACCAGCTCAAGTATTTATTGTCCTGTGTACGTAAAAACCACCATTTTAAAATATATGCAATGATAAAACTCTGTGCTTTTTCGGGAATCCGCATCGGCGAGTGTCTAGGATTAACATGGGCAGATATTGATTTTGAAAAATCCGCAATCGATATCAATAAACAGTGGAATGTTGTCGCCAAAAATCAGTATGGGTTTAAGCCTTGTAAAACTCAAAGAAGCTACCGCACTATTCCGATCCCAATAGCCGTACTAGACGAGCTAAAAGAACTAAAACTACTCTACCCCGTGGATACGATAAATAATAGGCTGTTTAACTACAGCTGCTGTAACAGCCTGAGCAAATACACATACAGGTATGTAGGCGATGGGTTGCACTGCTTAAGGCACACATACGCTACTAGGCTTTTAGCGCATGGAGTTGATATAAAAACAGTGGCAGCGCTACTTGGCGACTCCGTATCAACTGTACTTGACGTATACGTATCATATACTGATGATATGCGCAAAAAAGCTACCGATAGAGTTAATACAATTTTTGACGAATTTTTGACGAAAAAATAAAAAAGCTAGATTTTATCGCATAAAAAACGCTTAAAATTATTTTCAGGTGGAAGCCCTCAAGGGGCAAGCCACATATTGACAAATTAGGACAACCTCCGATAAAATCTAGCTTTTTAAGAGTTAGTAAAGAACGTTATCGGACACAAAAAGACACTATCGGACGACAATTTTTGACGAATTTTTGACAAACTAAAAAGGGATATTAAATAAAATATTAACATACATAATACAAATATCGTCTACCATTCGATAAACACTTCTTTTATGTAAATTCTATAAAAAAAAAGACCTACCGTGTTTAAACAGTAGGCCTTTTTTATACTCTATCATATATCTCTCTACGGTTTCCTATATTAATTACTACGACGATACACTTATCATCTTTTATTTCGCAAATAACCCTATAGTCTCCTGCTCTATATCTCCAAAAACCTTTTAAATTATGTGTTAGAGCTTTCCCTATATATCTAGGATTTTCAGCAGTTTCTATTTTCGTTATTAACTTTTTTATCTGTAATTGACCGATTTTAGATATTTTAGAGAGTTGCTTTATTGCTTGCTTTTCAAAAACAACAGAATACATTATACCCCCAACTTTTCAAAAACTTCACTTGCAGGAGTAAACTCGGTTTCACCCAATTCTTCACGTAATAGATAATCTTCACAAGCTTTCATATCAATCTCATCTTCAATGCGTTCTAATGTATATTTTCTTAACATTTCAGATAAAGTCATGTGATTACTTTTAGCATACGCTTTGAATAATCTTTCTTCTTTGTCATTTACTCTAATGGATATGTTCATAGACTAACCTCCTTGTATTACAAGTGTAATACAAATATATGTAAATGTCAAGGTTAAAGCATATAAAACGCAAAAAGACCTACCGTAAATAAATACGATAGGTCTTTTGGTGACTAGAGAAGCAAACCTGCAGGAGCCGGTATTAACTTTTTAGTTGTCCTCTTAAATGAATGTACCTTACCAAAGAGATTCCCTACCACATGGGATAGTGTATTTTCTCTTTCATTAAAATCTTGTTCCGTTTGATATTGGCCTAGTGTGTCAAGTATCACATTCATAGCTACGATATAGTTTCTAACCTCTTGTATATACTCAACCAGTTGTTTATTATCAACATCTACTACCATTGGTATTTCTCTCTTAAATTCACCAAAATAGTCTTTTAGTGCTTCAAATACTGATTGATTGCACCGCTCACACTTAGCTAATCTATAAGCCTGCATTTGGTCAATAATAATCATGTTAGTAATAAACGGGTCAATCTTGCCTTGATTCTCTCGTTTAAACTCTACCATATCTCTTGATTTAAGAACAGTGTAATTAATATTGTTGTTTTTAAGCAAGCCGTATATATTGTAGTAAGCGGTGTTTAATAAGCTAGCCATATCTACTACCGACATCACGAGCTTACCTCTATAAGTCTTTTTGATTATTTCGTGTCTTTGTGGTAGCATACCAGTTTCCAACTGTTTCTTCATTTTGTTAAACTCTTGGATATATCTGATTTTCCACTGCAAGGCTTTCTTTCCTGTAAATCCCATAACAAGAAGAGAAAAGCCGTCTTGGTTCATAAGATACGCAGGTTGCTGGCGACCATAACTATCAGGAATAGAGGTTTTGTGAAACATCTGTCCAAAAATGGACACATCTTGTAATCGTAAAATATCCCTTAAAATATGTTGATGAGCTTTTTCAAAATTCCTTGCCACATCACGACTATTAACTACTACTTGATTCGCATAAATTTCTACTAAATTTTTCATTATAGATATTCCTTTCATTGAATGAAATATCTATCCATGATAAAATATTTCAAGGATAGGATATTTCCTGTTCGTAAGATAAGACATAGCAAACTTTGGTCAGGGAGCTGTGTCTTATTTTTTTAACTCGTCATCGATTTTTTCATTTATCCAAGCAACACGAGTTATACCTATCTTTCTTAATCTTTCATCAAACTTCTCCAGTTTGTCTTTAGGAATAGAAACTGTAAACTGCTTGAATTTTTTTCTTCTTTCTCGAAAATAATCAGCACGACTAGTATTTTTAGCTACCACATTCTCACCCCCCCTCATTTTGTAGCTAACAACATTATATATTGTTGCTAGCTACAAGTCAACCCCTTCAAATAAAAAAAGGGAGTCGCATTTTACGACGCCCTTTTTTTATTACTTTTCTTTTGTATTGGTTGCTGGGTTTGCGCATTTAGAGACGGGCAGTAATCGCAGCCGTCAGACCAAAGATGATACCCGGGAGATTGGCCAAAATGATTGGCCAGTCGCGCTGCTCTTTGAAAAACCCATATCCAACCCACATCGTGCAGTTGATGAACGCGACAGACGGCTGAATCCAGTCTCCCTGATGACCGGACAGATTTCCAATGATTTGCGGAATATAAGAGACATACATACAAATGGACAGGCAGGAGGCAATCACACCAATGATTTTCATCTTGCTTTTCCGATCCTCTTTCTTAATGTTCTTCAACATGATATAACCCTCCTTCTACCGGAATCCCTTCGCCAAGGTGCATAGCCTGCTCTGCCTTGACAATTCGCGGTCAAATGGACTGACAAATCTATTGTAGTTCTTTTATTTAACAAATGCAACAACACCAAGTCCTGCTGCTAAAACAGCATATATCCGGCGCTGTTTTTTTAGTCTTCTATTCGTTTTCTCCAGCGAATCTATCTCCTCTCTCAACGTCTTTATAAATGCTTTCTGCGTCGCTAAGTAGTTCTTGGCAGCGGTTAAGTCTTGATTGGCACTCGTCAATAATTCCTGTGTTTGATGCAGCTCCTCTTTGCAGCTCTTGAGCTCGTCCGACAGCACGTTCAAGCTTTCCGTTTGTTCGGCTGAGTTTTGCTTGAGCTGTTGCAATCTTATCTGTAGCATGCTGCACTGTAGCTGTAGCTCTATCGTTATACTCTTCAACGTGTTGTACTGCCTCGCCGTCATGCTGATGGATTGTGCTGGATACGTGGAAGAGATAAACTCCGCCGCAGATACAGAGTGTGGTAATAGAGATAAACAAATAAGCAAAATGCTTATACACAAAATCTTTAACTTTTTGCACATTTTACCTCCCCTGTTCCTGGTAATAAATCGCATTCCCTCGTAAAATCTCTCCACCAGTTCCAAATTCATCACCATTTTTTAAAATGTGTAAATCCCACCGACAATCCGGGTCGCCAGAATAAATCCCATATCCGTCAATGTCCGCCGCTTCTCCATGTGTCATAAACGTTTCTTTGTCAATATCATAGCCGAACACATCCGATATAATCGCCATCATTTGAGAAAGGGTGTTAATTTGTTCAGCAGTGGGTGGATATTCCCCTAAGTCGCCAGGTGTGGCGTTATAACAACAACATAGGGCAATGGCGATACTTCCTGTATTTCTCATGTAGGTAGCTCGTGGTGTCTCGTCCAGCGGTTTAGTTTCGATTATGTCGCCGTCGCCAGTAACGCATAAATGGTAATCACTAAACGTCTGATCATACTTACCAGCCGTCCAATGTAAATACACCTTTAACGGCTGCGAAAATTGATAAAATATCGGTCTGTATTCTTGCATTAGTTTTTTTAACTTTGGTATGTTCATAATCTTCTTTTTCCTTTCAAGATTTCAACTAAATCATGCACCATCGCCACTCCTGCTTCATCTAGGTTTTCAATGACTGACAACATCTCCGTGGTCGCCAAATAACCTAAAGCGGTTGTAATCATCATTGGTTTAGTTCCGATTTTTGTTAATATAACATCTACAATAAATGCTCCAAACACGGCGATAAAATAGGTAAGCATCTTACTTACAAAATGCTTACGCATCATGTACGAGTTGATGTATCCCGCTTTTCTGGCAATATTCATGCTTTTCACACAATCTAAAAGCGAGGACTCTTTATCCTCGCTCTCTAGGTACTTTTTAGTTAAGGCAATCCATCGTGTGTAAAGGTCTAAGCACACAACGATAGAAAACAAAGCACATAGCATACTATGGTAAACAAGCATTATAGCCACGCTTGACCCGATAATCTTTATAACAAAGTTATCCATCAAAGCATTAAAATTCTTTTGTATTTCAACGAGTATCGTATGTATCATTATGTTTTATCTGCCTTTTCTTTAATAATAGGCTTACTTCTAACGCAATTTTTATTAGTACATAATCCAGTTTTAGGATCTTCTTTTCTGTGGCACAAGAAACAACGTTTAACCATTTGTTAATTCTCCTCTCTTTTCTTTATACTCATTTACCAGTTCTTCTCGTTCTTCTTTGAGTTCGTCCAGTAAATCTTCATCTCCGATAGCTAGAGTTCTTGCCATTTCCGTCTCAATATCTTTTATTTTTCCTCCATATTCTAAATCTAAATTTTGTAACAACTCTTTTTTATCTTCTTCGGGCTTTATAAACTTTCCGTTTTTAAATATGAGCCCCTTTTCAATAGCTTTTTTCCCTTGTGTATCATCGACTTCAACAATCACAAATCCGGCTACAATTCCGATTGATTCTAAATAAGGAAATACTCTTCCGTTGTTTTTGCAAATCAATACCTTCATGCTTTCCACCCCCAAATATCCCCGATATATACATTCGTCCAATTAACTTTTAACACAGTTGTAGTTGAGTTTGACGATAATAAATTATAGCTTCCCCCTGAATGTGCAAAGTGAAAAGACTTCCCTTTTTCTTTCGCACATAGCAACATGGCTTGGTAAAAAAAATGTACATTGATTAAACAATAAGCATACTTACCGTTCCCATCCCCATTTTTTATTTGCACAACGAGCTTATCAAAATTAGTAAAAGGTTGCCTTAGTACTATGTCTTCTTTCCATGCGCCATTGGGACTTACAGTTTCTTTGTCGAACAATTTAGTACAGTTAGCCAAATTAAACCGTTTAGTATTAAGTTCGAGTTCTACGTCAATCTCACTTGCGCTGCCATCAAATGCACAGGATCCTTTTGTTGCTCCTTTAAAGTTTAAATTTACAGGTGTCTTTAATTTTTTTGCAATATCTGCCACACCCTCTACATTCCCTATAAACTTAGGAGCCTTGATATCACCTATCGCCGTATCGCCAGATTTAAGTATATATCTTGTATCAAATTCGTTTTTTAGAGTTTCGACATCTAAAGGAGTGCCGCCACCACTCACGCTTGCAACTGCTTTTTTAACATACTCCACATTAGCTATTGTGTGTGCAGGACTGCTTTCAGTTGCCGTTTTTACGCTAGTATCTCCTGTTACCGTAAGTGATGACAATCCGTCATTTTGTAAGTCGGATAATTTCTTCGGAATTACAATCGATGAATAATTCTCGCTTAACTGCTGCAATGATTGCTGTAATTCTCGCTTTAACTCATTTATCACTTCGGATTTTACTACGTCCGTTGGAATTTTGTTTTCCAACGCCTTTATTTGCCGTTCGAGTTCGGTTTTAAGTGTCTGTAACCCCTCTGTGCTAACACCACCGGAACCGCTTCCGCCGGTGCCTATGTTGTCAATTAACTCTTTAAGTGCTTCTAGGTTGTTATTAATGTAGTCTAAAATCCCGTCATTACCCCCATTACAAAAGGGTGTATGTTTGCCGTACACCCCTTCTTGGACAATATTATCATGTTCATCTCTAATCTCCGGTTTTTGATACACCGTCTTCCTCATCGTTTATCACCTCGATTCTAATATCCTGTTACATCCAAAAGCAGACAACCGCTAATGGGAAAAGTAAAATCATACAAATTTATAGCAAAACCAGGTATAAAACTTTTATCTAAGGTAAATACTACTCCGCCTTTTTCTTGATATAAGGCGCCCACTAAGGCTCGTAATTCTGCTGATTGCCCGTTGTTTGTATAATTTGGGAGATTCATAGAGGTTTCCACAACGGCATACGTCTTTTTGCCTAGAGGATAAACCGTTTCGGGGTCGGATAAGCTAAAGGGGCTATAGGTAACCATTTCGAGGACTTTCATATATGCTTTATTACTGTCATAGATACATTTCCCTGTTTTATCAAATAGTTGTAATCCTTGCCCTTTAGATTTCGCACTTTTTTTATCGTCCTTACCAAAAATAAACAGTCGTAATTCACCTGCCTCCGCTTTTTCTTTTACATTATTTTTATACACGTTATATGCGTAAACCGCCCTACGGGGTTTATCAGCGCTTGAATAGCAAAAAAGATTCGGCGCATTAAATGTGTTCGCCGCATAAGGCATATCCATTTTACGCGGGCGGGAGTTTATCTCACGAGCAACTAATATCTCGTCGTCTTTAAGGTCTACATACTTGTATATAGTCACGGCGTCATTATCATGCCACGGAGCAGATGTATGCAACAGATGCATATCCTTAAACTTTATGACACGCTTTAAAACTAAGTTTTCATAACTCGTATCTATGACGATATCCCCCTCGTTTGTAATGGCTTTAAATCCTGTATTTTCCATAGGTCCTCCTTAAAAGACTCCGTAAATCAATGTTAATCCTGTTCTAAATTTACCCGAATCACCATCTTTGTACTTCCAAACAATATCGTTACCTTCTTGTGTTATTTTAGGCAAAAAAGTTTCCTTGTTATAGGAGGTCATGCCGTAACAGGCTTTGTAGTCGTTTAGTTTTGCTACAGTGTACCAAAGTGTACCGCCTGCTATACGCGCATCGGTTAATCTGCCATTAGTTTTAGGGATATCAACAGTACCCAAAATTTTAGTCAAGTGCGTTGTTAAATCGAGTACAAGCTCTCCATTTTCATCAAATATCTGCAATCCGTTTTTAATAACCATAAATCCCTTTCTTTTTAAATCACCTTCATACCAATACACCTCATTGTTTAAGTTTGTTTTAACTTTTAGATCCGGCAAGGGCTCGTCGTGGACATCATTTTTTACCGGCTCTGTGCTGTTTTCTTTACCGCGTTTGATTACAATGACAGCTGCTAGGATAGTCACAATTATCAAAACATATAAATTATTCATCCCACACCCCCAATTTAACTCTTAATACGTTATTATCGTCGTAAACTTCTATAAGATTATTCCTTAGCGCCAATCGAGCACCTTCAGAATTTCCAACGAGCATCTTATCCGTCGTAACAGCTCCGGCTTGTATCATCCCCCGTGTTATGACATTGTTGTCAAACAGTGTGTCTCCGGTGATATGGACTTTACTTCCATCAATTAATACTCCGTTTTCGGATATATTAATTTGATTAATTACATCACTTTTTTTAACTCTTAGGTTGATATCATTGGATAACTGCGAGATAGCACTATAGTTTTTTGCTTTCTCCGGATCGTTTAGGTTGTCAGTCACGACCCTTACCATCTCTTGAGCGGTTTCGCCAGCTTCAAGCTTTTCTCGCACCTTATTGTTGATATGCTCAAGACTTATGGATTCTTTCTTAAGCATGTCTCCGTCAATCTCAACTTTAACAGTTACCAGCTTAGCTTCGCTCTTTTCACTTTCACCAAATAAGTCATAGTAAGCAATTCTGACGTTATATATCCCTGCACCACATGTATAAGAGAGTACGTTATTAGGCGTCCTAATAGCATCCTTATTGTCTATATACACTGACATCCCGATACAACCATTCGGTATACTGCCCGCAGTAACACCAAATCCGCCAAGCGTTGCAGTCAGCACAGGAGCTTTAGGACGTGGCGGCAACGGCTTATTGTAATTAATCGTTGCGGGCAAACTGTACTTACCAAGTGCATTTTTAGCAAAAAGGTAAATCTTACCGCTGCGATTCACTAAATTAACATTAGCTTTTACGCTGTTAGTTCTTGCTAATAAGTTACTATTCTCCACTCCTGCATTAGGATCCAGTCGTACCTCGTAAAAGGCAACGTCCGTATTAGTGACCTCGCTCCAGGTAAGTTCTGCAGATTGACCAAATGCTATAGTCAGCTCATCAGGTGTATTCGGTATAGTTGTTTTTAACGCAACTAATATCTCTATTTGAGGAGATGTGTCCGGTGTATTCATCTCGCCGAACTGGTCAACTGTACAAACTGCTATTTTGTACTTATCTCCAACTACTGCTTGTGGGATAACTACCTGTGATACCCCACTTCCGCCAAATATCCACTCGCCTGAGAATCCAATGTCGTCCGCTTTAACCCCTTCTGGGATTGCTTTATTTAACGCAAAGGATTGTTGATGATTGGTTTTGTACCAAACCTGGCACTCTTTATAAGATGTGATGTTCGGCTTATCCCAACCCACGACAATGTCATATCGTGATACTCCGTCTTTTTGCTGCCTGTAACGATTGTAAGCAACCACATTACTTACGTTAGGGATATAGTACCTCTGTATCTTATATTTAACAGGTTCAACGGCAGCAATATCTTGTTCATTTGCACCAAAAGCATTATATGAACAAAACTTAAGATATACCGTTTTACCGATATCCTCTTTAAGATACGGCACTTTGAGTAACGTATCGTCGAGTCTAGCAAATCTCGCCCCGGTATTATGTTTAACTGCTGTCGTGTTGTACTGTCCTCGTATGCACCCATCGAGCTTATAATCGCCATTTGAAAGCATGGTAGCTGTTTGGTAAGATAAGCACTCACCATCGAGCCAACAAAGAGTATTACCTCGTTCAGCGTCTTGTTTAGTCCCGCTTAAAAACGTGCCGTTAGACTTAACTGTAATGGATGTATCTGTAGCACCTACAGAAGCAGTTAAAACACCTAAACGAGCGGTATTCGAGATTTGGCCAAGTCTTCTGTAATTCGTGTTATCGTCTGATACATAAACGGTGCAACCTCCCCAGCCGTCAGTTTTGCCTTTGGCGCCTACCCACAGTTCAAACCCCGTGTTGGTTAAATCTGCCGGGGGCTGTACTATAACCGGAGTATCCGTATCCGGTGGTTGTATATTGTAGTCTACAAAAGGTCTATCCACTTCATGCACGTTAAACTTTGCAGGAGTTAAGGTCATCGGCGGACGGCTTACCGCTGTGATAGTAAGGAGTCCGTGTTCGTCCTCTTTTATACCATTAATGACGACAAGCTCGTTCTCAATCCCGCAAGCCTTATCTGTAAGAGTTACCAAATCTCCAACTTCTAACCTACAAAAAGCCCAGTCAAGTTTAAAAGTATAGCGATTGCGACCGTACTTAACACGTCTAGCCCACATTTCTGCCACTTTGACAGCACGTGCCTTAGTGTAAAAGTAATGCGCTTTTAAGCTACTCGCCTGTCTTACGCCAAAATTTTTAATGTCTTCCGTAAGTGCGTAAGACACCGTCTCCCTTTCGTAAGAATTGGCTCGATTAATAAATTCGACTGGAAACTGATTATAGACTTCCGAACTGTCCTTACGTTCGTATATAACTAACGCTCCGTTTGATTGCTCTAGGAAGTCATCCGCTGATAAGTTATACATAATGGTCGTGTTAGGTTTCCAAGATCCTACAGGTCTATCCTCTAGCGGAACAATCTTAAACCGATTGTTTGACCAAAACATATAGGAGTTAGTCAGACTCATGATATCGTTTATAATCTCATGAGCACTTTTAGCTCCAAGGTCACCCGCCGGAGTAGATATGAGTAGATCAGCTTCTCGGCAATATTTCCGATAATTCTCAAGACCGTCTATATGCACTTTTCCTAGCCCCACTTTATCCATCACATAACGCACATAATCCGCCGGATTAACGTCCACACCATCACCCGTGTTAAGTAATTTACCTTTTACCTCAAAAGTGTAATTCGGGAAAGCCGCCGACTCGCCAAGCTCAATGACACCCGCCATATAAGCAAGGCCGCTATAAGGTAGCGCTTTTTCGGGGTGCTTACCTTGTACATACGCCCATGGAGCTTGATTCTCCTCACCTTTAAAAAGCGACAATCCAATGACCTCGTTCGGATAATCAAAAACGTTCTTACCAATCCAAACCCGACCAATACCGCTAATCGGCCCCTCACAAAGGCCAAGAATCGCGGCCACCGTATACGTATAAGTGATGTTTACTATCTTGTGGCGCCCGCCTTTACCCGCTCTATGAGTTTCTCGGTGTTCGTGAGCAGTAAAATCGTCATAGTAAAGTACGTTCCCTCCAATACGAGTGGTACCTAAAATTTCAGGGACTGCTGACCCATACTCGGCAGTCGCGACAGTAAAGTCGGCTATCTTATCCGCTCTGTTGGTCGTTGTGCGATTTCTAAAAATGTTAAAAAGACCCATTTACAAGCTCCTTATTAAACCGATAAATCCCACGTAAACGACTCTGCCCTTTGGCGTCCTTAAACTGCACCTCGTTTATATTGCTTAAAATAACGCCCTGATTCACCACTGCATGGCATATAATTCCATTGCCAATATAAATACCGCCGTGCGATACACAGCGGCCATATTGGTAAAGTAGGAAATCCCCCACCTCCAGAGTTTGGACTTCCTCACAATATTGAGTTACATAATGCTTAAACCACTCCTCTGCATGGCTTAAATGCCACATATTGGAGTAAGGTCTGATGGGTATGGAGTCTTGTCCAACGAGTCCCGCATCTTCGATTGATGCAATTAAAAGCATCCCACAATCAACGCCACGTCCTCGGACTTTTGCCATGTTAACGTGGGGGGTCCCGAGCCATTTAAGCGCTGCAGTAGCTATCTTTTGACCGTCTGTCATAAAAGCACCTCCTTTAAGGGTATAAACGGCGCAACAAGAGTCGTCTTGTCCGTTTCGGCGGAAGATACGATTGTATCTCCGGATACAGAATAAGTACCTTGAGGGTAATACTTCCTTATCGGAAAATCCATATGCAGCCCTTGAGTCGCGGCTTTAACCGTAAGCTCGATTTTAATTCCTCCGGCGCTTTTAACCTCAACGTTGCCCCCGAATAAATCAATAACGCCAATAATACTGTTATTTAAATCAAAAAAAGCACGAGATAGATAGAGTCTAGCTCTATCTAAAGTACCGTCATGCGCTGCCTTAATAAAAGCTTTTGATTCTACCGCATCTCTTGTTGATACATAGCAAGTAACTGTTAAACTATCCACGGCCACCTTGTCATCGATTGATATATTCCTACGTTTTAAAATCATAGCGTTGTGCAGATAGGTCTTACTATTGTGCAATACGTCGATATCAAAGTCAGCATAGTAATACTCCGCGCCATTAGCTAGTACTAGTCTGTATAGGTCACAGGATATTATGTTTTTAACTTCATTTAAATGCTTTTCTAAGATGTTAGTAACTTCTTTCATTCCACGCTCACCAACTTTATTGTCTGCGTTTTAGCCAAATTGGCATTAAGTTGCTCCACCGCTATAGAGTCTGACTGCAGCATAACTTTCCACCAATAATCGTAAGTCGCAGTAACAACAGCCCCTCCGGGGGGAGAGGTGCTAAATCTAATGCGTCCGTTAGATACGGTATAAGCATTCTCCGCTTGCTTTTGTCCATCGATAAACACTGTTACTTTTTCAATGTAGCTCACCGGTTGTGCGTACCCCCCGATACGCATAACCGCTTGATAAATTCCAGGCGCAATCATCAGAAGCTGTGCTTTATCCTCGTGATGGTGCTCATGATCCCACCATAAGAAAGGAGTAAAGGCTCCTCGGCCAAGGGCTACAAAGCCCAACAGCTCGTTTTGCTCCTTATTTGTAAGCGCCGGAATTTTACACGAAATAAGCCATTGAGGATAAATCCGATTAGTGAGTGTGCGCACCTTACCACTTCCGGATGTTTGTATGGCAGTCCCCCACTTTTGAGTTTTAGTGGACGAATAAGCTATCTTAAACCTTGGAAACTTACGAAGCTCTACCATAATCCGCTCCCTCCTTTAAAGTCTCTTGCATCTTCATGAAGTACCTGTCTAAGTGCTCTATTACCACCACGGTAGCGTAAGAGGTCTATAAACGACTGTGAGTCTACCGCGTTTATGTAAATCGGACCTCCTGAACCTCCGTCTGCGTTATTAGCGACCCCTTCACCGATAGCGTGGAAAGTCTTTTCGTTAAACGGAACAACCGCTTCCTTGTACTTCCCCTCGCCAATAAGCCCGAGTGTCGGACGGTCAATCAGCCCACCATTAGCAAAAGCCGGTATATTGATTGCCGTCGCCGCTATATAAGCGGATTTACCTGCAACTGCACTAGCCCCCCACGACGCTAGCGATTCTTGCAAGGCCAGTTCACGCATAATGGGCAGCCTAGATGCGGCAAACGCATTAGCGGAAGCCGCCTCTTTAGCACGGAGCTTATCACCAAACAAAGACTGTTTAAGCCTTGCTGCTATCCAGTTAGCTGTGTAATCACTAACAGTTTTTAATAATGTCTGTCCAAGTTTTGCAAAAGCATCTTGTACAGACATAGTGCCTTGTAGCAATCCGCTAATGCTGTTTGACAAACTATCAACCCCTTGCTTTTGCATCTGAAACAGCATTTCTTCGGTGTTAAAATACGAATCCATAACTGCCTGTTGGTACTCTTCCAGCATTGCTTTTTTAAGCTCATAAGACTCTGATAAGGCGATATACTCACTATCAAGCAAGTTCTGCAGACTCTCAAAGTTCTGCGTACGCATAGCCTCGTTTATCTCCCACTCTCGCTCAGCTTGCGTGAGAGCGTTAAGCTCAAGTGCTTTATTAAGTTTCTCGCGTTCGGCTAGGATCTGTTCACTTGCGTTCTTCTCAAAGGATATACGGTTATCCGCATCCAATTTATAAGCAACCCCGCGTTCGTCAAGACTCTTGATAAACACCGCTTGCTCCTGGACGGTCATATCCGCATATTCCTTAGATAGCGCCGCCCATTTACTACGAATTTCATCAATTGCCGTTTCATAAGAGTTGACAAGCTTAGCAGTCGGCGAGGCTTCCCCTGTCGAATCCCGTGCAGCCAAAGAAAACTTATAAGCGTTTGCTAGACTTTGTACTTTTGATTTCAGTTCTTGTACCTTACTAGCTTCTTCCGCCAATGCTTGTTCTCTCTTTTTAGAATAGAGTTCTAAAATCATCTGCCGGTCTTCTTCATAATTAACGTTGCTTGCCTTTGACTTCTCTAGCTCTTCAAGCTCTTTATCTCTCCAGCGTTCCGCAAGCTCCGATTTGGTCTTAAAAACATTAATCCACTCGTCTTTTAAAGCCTCGTGTAAACGTTTAGCCTCTTCAACAGCTTTATCAGTTCCGCCTTTACCTCCACGACCTCCAGCAGATTCGCCACCTCCGGCGCCGCCCATATCAGGAACGCCTCCGGACATCCCACTTGTTATAGTGTTTGCGATTTCGGATGTCGTGTTAATAAAGTTTTGCGCGTCTTGTGCATCTATCAAGCTGAGCTCTTTAAGCTGCCCAAAATCGGTTTTAAAAACTTGATTGAGTTTATCACCAACGATGTTTATGCCTTTAATCAGCTTGTTAATTAAGCTTAATACTTGGTTAATGGCCCATGCAGACGTATGCACGATAGAGCTCCACACGTTGTAAACCGTCTCCTTAAAGCCATTAGCAGCTATGCTTGACGCCGCAAAAGCGGTAGCCAGTGCAGCTAAAAGGCCAATAACTACGGCAATGGGATTTAAAGCCATAACGGCGTTTAGGGTTCCTTGTGCCGCAGCAAATATTTTAGCCTTGGCGGTTGCAAGACTGGCCACTACCGACCATGCAGCAGTTAAGGCTTTGCCTATGGATATCCGAGAATTAACCACAGCTAAAACCATACTAAAAGCAATCTGCGCCGATGTCCACGCTTTCTGTGCAACAGCTACAGCCGATTGCGTTGCAGCCCACGCCAGACTTAATATGTTAGCTCCTCTTAATCTAGCAATACACACAGCTAGCGCCTCACTAAGTGCATACTGCACAACCACCCATGCGCTTTGTACAGTTATGGCCGCAGCTTGTACCGCTGCCCACGCTTTCTGTGCGACAGCTACCGCCGACTGCACCGCCGCATACGCTCTACTGGCCGCGATCAGAGCAGCCAACCCGCTAGATAACGCTAATGTATAAGTAAGATACCCGGCAATCGCTGCAGTAGCTACTGTCATGACAGTAGGAATTCCAGCAAAAGCTATTTGTATCAACTCAGCTATTCCGGTAACAACACTCCCGACTAAACTAAATGCCCCCGCAATACCTTCAATCGCAACATACGAAACTGCCGCAAAACCTTGAATTGTGCTGGTCATCAAGCCTATACCGGTCTGAAACTCGCTAGATGTTGTAATTTTGCCAATCACATCTAGCACCGGTTCAAAAGCCTTAGCAGTCGTATTGCCTAAAAGCGTCATAGTATCTTCAAAGGTCATAGGGATTTTAGCAAACTGTTCATTTGTCTTTTCTGCCGACGAAACCATCGCATTTTTAATAACTTCTGCAGTAATAGCGCCTTCGGACGACAGTTCTCTAAGTTCGCCAATGGTTACGCCCATTTCGTCAGCAATGGCTTGCGCAAGCATTGGTGCGTTTTCCATAATCGATCGGAACTCGTCCCCTTGTAAACGCCCCGAAGCCATAGCTTGAGTTAACTGATACATGGCAGCGGTTTGTTCTTGGATACTCGCTCCGCCAATCTTAAACTGCTTGTTCATTTGTTCAGCGAAGAATATCATCTCGTCATTGCTGTTAAACGCATCCTTAGCTAATATCCCGAGTTTAGACACAGTATCCGCCATGTCATGATAAGAGCCTCTAGCTCGATTGGCAGACGCACTAATCTTATCTAATAGCTGTTTATTAGTTTGCGTACCATCATTCATGAGAGCTATACGACTACTCATCAAGGTGTATTGGTCCGTAATCCGGCTTATCTTCTTTGCAGCTACAACGGACGCTGTCGCAACCGCAGCAATTCCCAAAGAAGACATACCGAGTGCCGATGGCATCTTCGCAAAGCCTTTATTAATAATACCTCCAAGCTTTTTACCGAAGAGTTGCTCAACCTTTGCACTTATTTTATCGAGAGTGCTCTCAACACCTTTAGAATCCCCCACGATATGGACTTTTATTGTACTGTCAGCCATCTATATCTCACCTCCTTGCTCTTCCCACTCTTGCATAAACTGCAGCTCTTCTCGTTTTCTTTCCGCTTTTGTCTTAGGGTACAAAGCATTCATAATGTCGGTCGCCTTGAGTTGGTCTTTTCTCGAGCGCTCCGAGTTTACTAAGAGCGTGAAGAAAAACGTCCAGCGGGAATCCATTTCTTTTTCTCGCCGTTTATACCCAGCCACCAACAGCTCAAACTCTCGAACTGTTAAACGCTCAAGTTCCCACGGAAGCAAACGCAGCACACTATATGCTATCGTTTCTGCCCCGACAAGCCATGACGAAAAATAAGGGGTGGCACTGCCACCCTCTATCCGTTTTTTACTTCTTCCTCAATTCCTTCTTGCTTTTCTTCCGGGAAAAGTTCTTCATACGCTTCGCGCCCCAAAAGACCAGACGCTATGATTGCGTGCATAACCGGCTGCACAAAATCTTCATAACTGACCTTACCCCCGTCAAGTAGTTCCTGCATTTTAGCAGCATACCACTGAGCTTTACGAGTTTTTTCGTGTTGTAAACCGATGGAGTATGCAGCGGTAAGTTCGGTCAGTCCGAATCCGTCAGTAATAACTCTTAATATCGGCTTTTTAAGCAAAACTTCTAGCTGCATAATTCTGCCGATAGTAAAATATATAGTCTGATTCTCGCCAAATAAATTACAAGCTATTTTTTTCATTCAATTAACCCCCAGTTTTTAAATCGGATAAAGCGCCGGCACCGTTTAATGTACCTTTGTAAGTAGCCACATCATCGTGCGGTGCATCGATTGACAAGTCTGTAATGGACGCCCATCCGGTTACATAGCTCTTATTAGGAAACTCAAACTTAAGATGTACTAATTGATCCGCCAAAAATGCAGCATTTAAAATATTCAAACCCTCGTCATTTGGCATAATCAACGTATCGAGGTCAATGCTCCATTCTTTAAGTCCCTGTAGTGTAGTCTTCCACCCACCGCTATCCTTGTGGCTGGCATCGATAGAATCTGCTTTTCTTGCAAGAGACCCGCCGCGCTGTCCGCCAATTTTAGTCCATTTTGCGCCGGCATCCTCATCGGTACCTGTATTTACATAGATAAAATAATTTTTACCCGCAGTTGCAAGCACTGCATCTGCTTTTGGTTTTAACGCTGTTACTTTTGCCATTACCATATATCTCCGTTTTCAGAATTTAAATTATAAAGGCGAGCTTTTATAACATATAGTGTGCCAAACAAAGGACGACAGCTATCATCACTAGCCCGCTTTTCAGTAGCCCATAAATCCAGCACTTGATAAACATCATCATAAACAGCCCACTCATCGTCTAGTACTCCTACTGTTTGCCTAAACTTAGCCAAAGCTTGTTCGATATCTGCCTCAAGTGCTGATAATTTTTTATAACCATTTATTAAATTATTCGAATCCTCTCGAACCCACGCCTCTAAATAAAACGTGAGTTTTAACTCCTCTGTTACATTCTCCTGACCTCTGTCCTCGTATCCTCGAGATAGAATAACAACGCCAGAATCAATCGATGATTGACTTACCCCGTCGTTACCTATCTCAACCTGTTTACAGCCAACATTAGTTTTAAGGTACGCTTGCAAATGTTTAAAAAATCCAAACCACATAAGCGTCACCCTCTCCTAATTGATACACTTCTGTAAGGCTTAAAAGGTCGGTCTTCGGAAACTCCGGCGTCACCCCTCGTTAAATCAAGAGGTGTGATTGACTTTTCTAGCTCTTTTATACGACTCTCGTAGTAATAAAGTTTTTTACCATAATAATCCGGAGCGTCTTCGCCCCCTTTAAAAGGGCTCCCGATAGAAAAAGACTTAGAAACACACACCTCTCGATATGCGTACGCTTGTAACAGTTTAGCCACAATGAAATTAACTTTTATAGAATCGGCATTAACGCCGAGTTTATTAGCAAAAAAAGTAAGCCAATCTATAGCTTTTTGCATAATCGCCACATCGACGTTAGGCGCAAGAAGCTCATCTCCCCCACGTAAACGTACGACTAAGTCCGCTGCCACTAATGCCACTTGCAACCTCCTCTAAACTTTCTTCTGTGTATTTTTTAAAAATACGACCGATGCGCTCCTGTTTGTTTATAAGCGCACTAAACAAGAACTGGTCTTTGTGCGTTCCCGGATGGTTTACCCGTTTAGCAAAAACAAATTTACTGTTCTTAACAAAGCGAAGTGCTTTTCTATTTTTTGGAAAAATAGTATGAGAGCGTGTCCCTTCGTGGACAAACGCCCCATACTTCGCCTCTCCGGTGTTGATAAAGACGGTACCAACCAATCTTTTACGCTCAAATTTAGACTGTATAGCGCGGTCTAAAGCACCGGTTCGTGTTTTATACCGGTGCTTTGCTCTTGCCTCTTCCTGGACTTCAATCGTACTTTCTTTTACTGCCAATCTAAGATTTTTAGCAAATATGTCGGCTGTACTAGACATAGCTACTCTTCAGCCTTTTCTGCAGCTTCTGTATCAGGTGCTACAACCTCAGGCTCTTCAGCCTTTTCTTTTTTCTTAGCACGTCTAGTGGTTTGGACTTTTTCTTCAACCGTATATCCGTGCTCCCTAAACCACTCAAGCAAATGTGCGTCCTCTGTTTCACCAACGCCTTTTACAAACACGACAGATGCGGACTCACCATTATATTGCTTGTTTTGTGCATAAATCTTAGCCATATTAGCCTCCTAGTTATTTAACTTTGATATTGCGTAAAATAGCTGCCGCTTTAGATGCTTTAAGGGCTATTGCAGAAACCATTTCCACATCACCCTCTTTAACTGCGCCGGCAGTAGAGTAATCCGGCAAGTGGATATTGACCGGAGATTGACCCGCCATAGATACAGCGTGTAAACCATCCAACCCTAAACGCACTGCATATAAAGACGTAGTGTTTTCAGTCTGTTTAATTGGCACTACCTGTTCATTAGAGCCTGATTTAGCACCTAACTTAATAATCGGGATACCATCATATGCCGGAATAATGCGTCCGAAAGAATCCTTAGTTTCTGTGTAAGCTACCGCACGGCGGATAACCGCTCTGATTTTTGTAAATAAAGCGTCATTAACAAGCAGCGCAGTCGGTGTTCCGTCCATAAGTCCTAAACAGTTGTCGAGCTCATCGAGAAACACCTTATAGTTTTTATCAATAGCTGCAGAGTCGGATAAATCAATTACCGCCTTAGGCTTATATTCAGTGTCAGACCCTGTAATAGCTTTTTCTAAACCATCAAACGCCTTGCTGTTTGTTCCGGTGTCGCCGTTGATAACGGTTTCGTTCCACAACGCAGATGCGGCTTTTACCTTTTGCTGCACCTGGAAGGTTACTGCGTTCGCAATACCGCCCATATTAGCGATAACACGGTCTACTTTAAAGGAACCGCCAAAGATGGCGAGGTTTACAACCTTTTGTTCCATGGTAGCTTCTTGTGGGTTGTATTCTTCGTTAATCGCACGGAATCCGGCGGTTGCTTGTGTCTTTACACGGTTATACGCATACGCTAAGGTCGCGCCTCCCCCTGTTGGAGACACAACATCATCAAACTCCATAGTGTCCCAAAGGTAATTTGATTTTCTAAATTCGTCAATAATCATAGACTGTAAGTCGTCTTGTACATTAAGTTTTGCCTGTTCAAGTGTAACTGCCATAATTTAAATTCTCCTTTAAATAACTAATTTTCGCCAAGTTTTGCGGCGATTACTTCTGCGAGTCCTCCTTTAACAGGAGCTCCCCCGCCGTTTCCTCGATTTCCGCCACTGCCGCCGTTCTGTGTGTTCTTCACGGCCCATGCGTTGCCTTTAAGCCATTCGTTAGTGCCATCTTCGATGGAAACTTTCTCACCTTTGGCGTTTGTAAATTTGTATGACCCATCTTCCTCAACGTTTACAGAGTTAATTAATATTTTTGAGATTTCAGCAGGATTCACCGCATTACCCTTAGTGAGCGCCGCTATAGTTTGATTTGCAATATCAGTTTTCACCCGTTTAGCCTTTTCTTCTTTGCGAGAATTTTCGGCGGTTTCGTACTTTTCCTGCAGTTCATCAAGCTGTTTCTGCATCTTCTCAATTGTCGAAAGGTCTCCTGTACCTTTTTCTTTAAGATCTGTAATTGTTGACTCAAGCTCTTTAACCTTAGACTCAAATTTCTTTTTATCGATTCTTTGAGCTGCCGCTTCGTTATTAAGTCTTGTAATTTCTGCCTTAATAGTTTCGATGTACTTCGAGCCTTCCGGAAGCTTTGCCAATGCTTCATACAATGCTGCCATTTCCATAAATATGTACCCCCTGTGTACTAAAAATGGGCTTCTATCCCAATAAAAAAGACCGTTCTTTAATGTCTACCGGCAGGGTTCCAGCCCCCTTTAAAGACAATAAAAAAGCACTCAATTACTGAGTGCTAAATTAACTTATTCTGCTGCTTGAATTGATTTTACCTCGTGGTCAAAAATTTCATAATAACGTTTCCCTACTTTTATAGTCACCGAATATTCTCCCGGGAAGTCGTCCTCTTCGTTATCAGCGTCAGATGTAATACCATCAAGAATACCAATCCATTCTTTATCCTCATCGTCGATTAATAATATCTTCTTACCGAAAAGTTCTTCTGCTAAGTTAACATCAATCATGACTTTATCCCCTTTCTAGGCACTACGTGAATGCCTTTATTACTAAAATGCACCGTACTAAGGTGCGTTTTTATTTCTTCTCCAGTATATTTATTAACTAAAACGGCTGTAACCCCAGGGTGACTGATAAGAATACGCTTACTCCACTCGCCTCTCTTTGTTGGTGTCACCTCGCCCTTTTTCACCCACTTCAGCACCTCGCTGATAGGAATATCTGAAGCATTTAGGTAGTAGCTCTTTTTGTTTGCTTCGTTATAGAGTTTATCGCCTTTAATGTGTATCCCTTGTCGAGACGTAAACTCTCTCGTGAAATAAGGCGAATCTATATAATCCCATACACGACTGCATACAGATTCTTCTGTTTCTCCATCATGCCGTTTTGCGATATCTTCTATGTTTATACTACCATCCTTTATAAAAGGTTTCAACGAGTCCGCTATCGGCTTAAGTCGCCCCTTAAAAAACTTGCCGCTGTACCCTCTCGCTTTCTTAGTCCAACTTACGCCTGATCTAACCGCTTTTTCGCCGTATATCCCGAGTATGTCCTGTCGCGTCATTGTGCTTTGATCATCAAACCACTCTCGCCCACCTCGTTCTATTCGTGGTTTAGGCTTTTCAGAAGTGAGTAAGTCCGACCCTTGTATGACAGGGCGCAAGTGACACATACAGTGAGGGTGTACAGGCAATACAGGGACTTTATTTTTTGGAAAAATACCTTTACCCATGCCGTATAGATCCGCTTCCGCGTAAAGGTCGCATATGTCACAAAAAGGGTGCTTCGATGATAACGTCCATTTAAAGGCGATACAATCGTTATCATCTGCCCACTGAGCCATAAACCCGTCATGATAGGCCCTCGCAAGTTCGGTTCTTGCTATTCGTCTGGCATAATACCTTGTCCGCTCTTGAGTGGCCGTGTATATCGCTTTATTTAGTAATCTGTCATTGCCGCTCATAACGGCGTCCTTTACCAATTCATAGGCGGCTTTTAGTCCTCCTGCTGTATGCCTTTTTAACCTGCTCTCAACAATCGATAATTGTTTTAAAAGCTCGGATTTTCCATATTCTTTGAGGGGAAAGCAATCCACAAGCTCCTGCATAAAAGCAGGAATGTTTTCTGTCGGTAATAGCTTCTTTGCGCCGTATCCATCAAAAAGACTAAGTGCTGTCTCTTCAATAGTATCGTTACGCTTAATAGCTTCTTTGATTGTCTTAGCTACTAAGCTAACAACCGCATTGCTGCCTTTTGTAATGCGCTTAGAAAGGGTAAAACCGTCCCCCGCCCACGCTTTATTAACCGCAGAGTGAAACACTGCTACCGGTAACTTACCCCCGCATCCTCGTGACATCTCCTGTATAGCTTGATTTGTTACTTCATCATGTAAACTCTTCATGACCGGATACTTTTTATAAGCAAGACTCACGGCTCTGTTAACGGCGCATCCTTTAGCTAGTAGCCTTTTAATCTCCTTCTCAAAATCATCGATTGTTTTATTTGTCCTCGTTAGCTTCATTTACCTCGCCGTCCTCGTACACTCCATCACGAGCTTCATTCTGTAAAGCTTCTGCCACCTCTTCTATAATTTGGTCGTAAATCTCCGGCTGCAAATTCGGAAGATATGCTTCGAGTACTTTTTTAAGCACTTCCTGCTTATACGCGGTGCTGTTAAATCCTAGTTCTAATGCTAGTTGCGCATTAGTTAAGGAGTCAATAACATCGTTAATCTTAAAATCGCGAGGATATTCACAATCATAACCGACTTTCTCGCCTGCCCATAATTCATACAGTTCGACAATAGCTTTATCCGCATTTTCGCACCGTACAGCAAAATCTGCGAGTTTCTTATTCGTCTTTTCAAAGTCCCACTGCTTAGCCACTCCCGACTTTGTAGTATCAGCTTTAACGCCTATTACGGAGTCTAATCCGGACATTCTAAACATTTCTTTGATGATTCTATCCATTTGATTGGTAAGCATATCTGCCGGGTCGGCAGACGGCGCTATAAACCCCGGGGTGTGAGTGGCTTCCATCGGAAATGTTAAAACGTTATTAGTTCCGATAGTGATATCATCCTCCCCTTGATCCGGGATAGTGAGTATGTTAAACGCCTGGTCTCTTAATATCTGAGTGTGCCAGCTACAAAGCTGAAATAAGAAGTAATTCGCCTGCGCCACAGAAAGAAACTCTGATGGCGGTTTAATAACTTTTTTATCCGTATTACGGGATAACCACTGTACAACCGGAACACGCCCTAAATTGTGCGTACCTGTTACAACACTCTCCCCCTCACCTACTGACCAGGTATCGGGTGTCCATGTAAAAACTTCGCTGTGTTTAACGTTCGCCCCGCTCTCCACCTCTTCCCGATACTTAAACATAATAATGCACCCGAATTCGTCGATCTCCCAATCCACTATTTGGCTTGGTACGACAAATTTTAAAAATGGTAAACTTCGATTTTGTATAGCTTCGTTCCTCGTTGCATCCGGTGCAGACACATTATCCACCACTACATACACAGCACCGTACAGCTTTGCGTGTAAGGCAGCGGATTTGCAAAAGTCTTGATAATCTGTTCCAGTTCTGTCGCAATCATTTAAAAAAGTTTGAAACATCGCAGAGCCGTTATACGTGTTCTTGATTTTATCCTTAAAAATCGGGTCTACCGAAGCATTTACTATAGAGCCTGTGTAATTTAAATAGTAAGCAAGTCCCTGTCTATCTTGATAGTTCTCTAAGCTTTCTCTGGGGTGCTTTCTTAACCCCTTTCCGTTTTCAAAAAGTCCTGTGCCATAGTAGGCATTTTCTAACAATTTGTATTTGTCCATCGTAACCTCTTTAATATAAATTACTGCGGATAGCTTTAGTCTTGTATTGTGCCGGCATAATCAATTGACATCCATACCTACATGCATCTATCGCATGATTGTTTTTATCCGGATAAGCGCTGATAAACTGTCCGTCTTTGGTACGCTCATATTCGTACCCTATAAACTCTTTATAAGTATTAGGGCATCTCTTTTTATCAATATAAATGGCGTTTAACCCTTGCAGCCACCTAATTCCAAACTCTACACTATCCGCGCCTTTTTTAACGCTTCTAATATTTCCGCCAAGATGCCTTATTTCCGTTATAGATTTAGGCTCGGCAGAATCCGCCCATATTAATGCGTTCTCTGTAATTTTCCGACTGATTAACCTAAAAAGCTGACTGTTAGTCAACTTTAATTTGTAAATCTCGTCAAAAATATATAAGTTCTGACGTTTGCTGTCATAATGCATACACACAAACGCTGCAGGGTCAACTGCAAAGCCAAAGTCTAATCCATAGTGCAGACGGTCAAATCTACTTATCTGTTCATCCGTCAATCGGATGTCCTGTACGTTTTCAAAAACACTTCCGCCTGTTCCTGTAACCTCGCCTAAATACTCATGACGATAGCTCATCTCATTACGAGTCTTAAGTTTTTCGGCGTCATATATAAACTGCTCACCGAGCCATTCCGGATTAACGTCTAGATATGTAGATTTGTGTATTAATCTATCCGCGTCTTCTACTATCATCTCTTCATTAACCCAGTTGTTTTTAGATTTTGGAGGGTTGTAAGAAAAAAAGCACCAAAACTTAGAGCCCCCACGGAGGAGTGATTGGTTCAGATTTCGGACTTCGTCCATCCCACTAAATTGGTCTAATTCTTCATACCAAACCACACCGACATACCCAAAAGGTAATTTGATAGACTTGATTTTAGCTTTATCGTCCACGCCAAAAAACAGTATTTTTTGCCCTGTCTTTTTGCGAGTAAATTCTATAGGACTAATAGTTCTCTTCCACTTATCGGATAAGTGGAGATTGTCTAACGCCCACTCCATTTGTGCATATACCGAGTTTCTCAAAGTATTGCCGACTTTACGGAGTACCACCGCGTGGCAATTAGGATTTTGCATTAATAACAATAAAATCTCCAAAGACACATAAGACGATTTAGTACTTCCTCGTCCACCGGATAGGACATAATAGGTGTAATCGTGCTGTTTAACACGTTGGTGTACCGGATAAAACACCGGAGCTATCTTATCACTTAATCTAATTTGTATCATCAATAATCTGTACACCTCCTGTCTCCTCTGCCGTATCTTCCGGCTCCGTCAGCCCCAGTCTCTTTGCAAGCCCTTCCGCGGCCTTTAACCGATCTCTTACTCCAACATGCTTTTCTACAATCTTTGTCTGACTTACGCCGTCTCCCAGAAAATCCGAGACAACGACTTCTTCCTTAACCTCTCCACGCATTGTAGACGTCAGAAACTCCATCACTTCTTTCGCTGTTGCCACACGCTTCGACTCCAGTTCCTTCAGGCGGGCGGCAATAGCTTTTTTGATATAAGGTTTTCTAAGGTTTTCCTGCCCTATCACGGCAGCAGTTCGCTTACTGTAGCCTGCCCTTATAGCAGACTCAGTAGCATTCCCGGTTTCAACATAAAAATCTACAAACTTTTCCTGCTTTACCGTCAGTTTATTTTCTGCCATGCCCGCCCCCTTTCTATTGGAATCCCTCCTTAAAAACAGGCATTAAAAAACCGCCCTTTTCGGACGGCTGTGATTTACAGAACCCATACACATCCAAGTACACAGGCTCTTAACTAAGGAGGAAAGTATCTCGCGATATTTTCACAGTATCATAATAACACATCTTATAATGAAATATAATGAAATTTAGTGAAATCCTCCTCTAAATTTTTCAAAGCTTGACCGTGCAGCTGATAAATCCTTCGAATTGTATAATTCATATCCACGGCTATCTGCTCCCATGTCTGAATCAATATGTAATACCGATACAGCACGCATCTGCTACTCTCATCATCTACCTTGTTAATCAGTGCTTTAGCTTTATCTCTCTTGTCAATCAGTTCATCCCAAGCAGCATTTACTTTTTCAATCTGTGAGTCCAACTTGTCAACGATCTCATCAAGAGTAGCTAAGTGATTTGACTGTATCTTGTCACCAAGCTTCGGACTTGAGATATTATATGCTCTACGTCTTAGATCTTCTAATTCCTGCTCATACGCACGTAACAAGTGGTCCTGCTCTCGGACTGACCGTAAAAACTCTTTAACCGTCATTTCTCGTCAATCCTTTCTATCAAGTGCTCTATGTACCATCTGGCTTTCTTCAGATCTTCTGTTCCGTTTTTCTGTTTCCACCGCCACAAGTACTTAATGGCATTCGCCGTACACACAGCTTCGATACCGCTTAAATCACTTGTTGCCGTTTCAATCGCATCGATACATTCTACACGGCCTTTGTTGTAGTGCGGCGGCCTGTTCACCATGTCCGCGTTATTCATCGCACACCTCGATGATCAGCTTACCATCCCCGCTTGTCACTTCCATAACCTCAAAATCCACAAGCCAGTACGGGATTTTTTCACATTGACCTTCAAACATCACTTTGTACGTTTGACTGTATAGCCCCCTGCTTTCTCTGATAACTCGTGTTGTGCTAACACATGGAATGAATCTCAGTAACTTCTTTAATTTCATTTTCTATCTCCTTTTCAACTAACAACTTAACTGCATTTATCATGGCCTCCTGCCCGTTTTCTTTTTGTTTATCTCTTGTTGATTTCGTCCAAATTTTCCACGACCCGAAAATGTGGGCTATTATATCTACAGTCCAACCATTGCCAAGCATTTTGTACCTTTGGTTATCTGATATTTCTTTTCCGTTAATTTTTCCTTGGGTGTAGTTGTCGGGTAGCGTTTGTAATCTCTCGCACTCAATAGGCGTTAGCTTTCTTATATATCCTTCAATTAATATGCCGTGTTTGTCCTGGGCTGTAAGTGTATAAAACTTCTGCCCCTCATTAAATCGCTGTCCGTTTTGCCTTTTATTTACTCTATCTGGCGTTATACAACCGAATAAGTAAAGCCCTGTTTTTGCACCTCTTCCGCCTGCTTGTCCGCATAATGTAACGGCTTTATCGTGAATGTAATAGATCCTGTTGCCTTGGCTGTCGGTTTTGAAATATCCTACTTTGCCTTTTTCCACTTCTTTTTCAATAATTTTTAATGTTTTGTCGAATGGCACTATATATTCTTCTAAACATTCGTAAATAAAATTGCCGTTCCAACTCATTATTTGCCTAGCTGTCATTGTGATAGCTTTTTCTGGGCTTACTGCTACATAGCTTTTATCTATGTAGTATTGGGCTTTTCTTTTGAACCACTTGCACCAAGTTTCACTAACTGCGAAATCAATATCCGCTTTTTCGTGTACTATATCTTTAAGCATTATTCCTTTATCTTCTGGCTGTTTTATGTTTGGAATGTTGGTCCAATAAAGCCTTTTTCTATTTTGTGCCGATACTAAATTAGAATTAATTTCTATTGGCTCTACTCCTAAATGTTCGCTAATAATGTTTTGAAATTCCTTTTTCATTCTTACATTTTCAAGTAAAAATAGAGCATTCGGGTTCTTTTCTCTTATCTTCTTTAAGATCTCTACGTATTCAAAAAATAATTTGCTTCTTGGGTCTTCAAAGTTAAGTTGTTTTCCTGCTATTGAAAATCCTTGGCAAGGGCTACCGCCTAAAAGTAAATCAATTTCGCCGAAATCTATATCCCATTCTTGATAATCTTCTACATTGCCAAGATGGATAATATCCGGATAATTCTTTTTAGATACCGCTATAGCGTATTTGTCAATTTCGCTTGCGTAATATTTATTTATTGGCAGGCCTGCCCTTTCTGCTGCAAGCCTTCCTGCACTCGTTCCATCAAATAGACTTAGTATATTCATTCTTTCAACCCTCATTTTTGCGGTTGTTTATATAGCACTTTGGGTTTGCTTGCCTGCTTCTGTTACAAGTGCTGCCCCTTTAATCATATATAAGATTTTTTCTTGTTCTTTCCTTGGTAGCTTGTTAAGTTCTTCTGAAAATTCCTTGCTATCTATCTTTTCTTCTAAATCTCTTCTTGGTTTTAATGTTGCTTCCATCTTCTTTGCCCCCTTTTAATTCTCATCTTTGAAATTCATATAGACGTTTCCGCCCTCGTTTGAATAGCTTCTGAAATTCTCTTTATAATCTCTTAGTTCTTTTTCTCCAGATCTAATGCCCCCGCCGTTCTCACTTAAAATGCCTATCAACTCGTTTAAAAACCACACGGCTTTTTCATAATCTTCTTTAAGTTTAGTAGGGTCTTTCTTTCCGGCTCTAAATTGATATTTCATCGCGTTGCCCTTGCACCAGCCTTTATATTCTTCCGGCGTCAAAACTAACTGCACTATATCTTTAGACTCCATCCCATTAGCCAGCTTATAGTGTGGCGGATGATTAACCATATCGGCCATATCAATCTCCTCCGTTCAAAAGCTTTTTAAATCCAGAGCTTTGTTTAAAATGTATTCGATTTACCGCCGGATACATCTTTAATTCATGGGTATAGAGGTCACAACGCTTACGTGCGCCATACGTTCTTTTTTCAAAAGTACCAAAATTCCGGATTCGAATTTTATTACCCTTTATAAGTTCATCTTTTGTGATATCTACTAACGCGTTTAACACTTCTACAATCTTTAGCATAGGTAAATCAACATCTTTTTGTTTAATTAAATTCGCAATATCACTCTTTAATAAAGTTTTCATTTAGTTTCTCCTTAATCATTAACTTAACTGCCTCTAACATCACATTTTGTCCTGTTGATTTAGCTTGCAGCGCTTTAACAATGTGCTCGTCAATAGTATGCTCGGCCACCAAATGATGTATAATAACAGGCTCCTTTTGTCCTTGTCTGTATAGTCTGGCATTAGCTTGTTGGTACTGTTCTAAACTCCATGTCAAACCAAACCACACGATTGTATGTCCCCCAGCTTGTATGTTCAAACCATACCCGGCACTTGCCGGATGGGCTAATAAGATAGGTATGCGTCCGGCGTTCCAATCGTCCTCGTCTTTTGGTGTTTTAAGCACCCGAGAATCCGGAAATGCTTTTTGCAACCTATCTAAATCGTGTACAAAATTATAAAAAACCAACACAGGACTTCCGGCAGCTTCTACTATTTCTTTTAACGCCTCTATCTTAGCGCTATGCACTTCTATTACTTTTTTATCTTCCGTGTAAACCGCCCCATTAGCGAGTTGCAACAGTTTATTACTTACCGCTGCTGCGGATAGCGCGGTAATCTCGGAATTTGCAAGTTCCGTAATGTACTCATTCTCAAGCTCCCGATAATGCTTCATCGATTTATCATCAATCTTTATCGGTACAAATACCGGCGGAAGCATATCAGGCATAGTCCGATAATCTTCAGATTTTAAACTCACGCATATATCTGATATAAGCCGATATATTTCACGTTCCGCCTCTTTATTTCGGATTTTATAACTAAAAATGATGTGTCCGTTACGTTTATCAGGTATAAAATAGTTGTTTCTAAATTCCGTCAAAGTACGGCCTAAGCGCTTGCCACCATCTAATAAATAGACTTGCGCCCACAGATCCATAAGCCCGTTAGGGCTTGGCGTGCCAGTCAACAGTACTATCTTTTTAAACCACAAACACACACGCCTTAACGATTTCCACCGTTTAGATTTATTGCTTTTAAAAGAGGTGCTCTCGTCCAACACCAACATATCAAAAGGCAGTTTATATCCATAGTGCTCGCATAGCCATACCACATTCTCTCGATTAATGATATACACGTCTGCGGGGCGATTAAGCGCCAAAATGCGCTCTTTAGCACTACCTAGTACGGTTGATATGCGTAAGGGTATGCCCCATTTTTTTGCTTCTTTTTGCCAGGTAGCCTCCGCCACTTTTTTAGGCGCAACAATTAACGTCTTATTAATGGCCAGTTTGTCAAACATCTCAACCATAACCGCCTCTAGAGTTGATAAGGTCTTACCAAGTCCCATGCCAAGAAACACGCCGGTGCCTCTGTTTTTACAAATATGCCGCACTACAGCCTTTTGGTAGGGGTGTAAGATATAACTCATCTAATCAACACCTCAATCAATCTCTTAGCGGTTACCACATTATCCACCACAGCAACTCTTACTCCTAATCGATACAACTTACGCAAAACATATCGCTGCATTTTGCTAGGCTTGCGTCTAGGGGCTTTAAGCTCAACAAAACAAATCTTACCTTTTGGCAGTATCACAATTCGGTCAGGTACACCGTTAAGCCCCGGTGATGTGAATTTAATAGCCACACCACGAAAACTCTCCGCGGCTAATCTTAACTTCTTTTCAACAAAACTTTCTCTCAATTTTCCTCCTCTCGTGCTTGGTGTGCACAAAGTACAGGGTCTTCCTATATATATTAAAAATAGGCTAATTAGGGGCGCTATATGAGAATACG